AAAAGTTTCAAGAACTACTGGCGAGTTGGCAGCATTACCACCATCTAATACTTCAATCCTAGTCAAAAACTTGTAATCTATGCCTGAAGCTGCAGCTGATTGTTCAAAAAAGTCAAATTGTTTCTGCAGTTGTTCGCCTACTAGTTTTTGCACTTCTTTGTTTACATCTTCTCTTAAATTTAAAGTTATAGGTTCCCAAGTGTGCTTACCAGCAAGATAAACTTTTGAATTGTACACATCCAATTGAATTTTTTCAAAAGAGACATTAGGTCGAGTGATATCCATTACTTGTTTTGTGAGTTCAGTGGTAGGTGTTGATACTCCGAAATTTTCTAGTGTGACTCTAAACCTATATTGAAGTTTTGGCATCAATAGACCTTGACTGCCCGCACTCGCGTTGGAAGCCAAAGGTACTGTCAATTTTGAAAGTGTGGATATGCTCATTTTATCTCCTGTTGCTAGTATTTATATTGTTATAAACCTGCTATTTCTCCTGTGTTTTTCAAACGTAGTGGTATGTAAATAAACTCCACTGCTTTGACTGGTTCAATTGCTATGTCTAAGTACAATTCATTTCTGTCTATTCTAGTTGGAGTGTTGTTGCTTTCATCACACACAACTATGAAGTCATACAAAGCTCTTTGCCCAACAAGTTCCAGCAGTAAACCTTCAGCTTGTTGTTTGATTTCATCTCTGGTTATTTTGTCATTTGGTTCAAACACATATGGTTTAGCCAATTTATCCAGTTGAGTGCGCAAGAAAATTACCAGTCTAGCAACATTGATTCTATCCAATGCTGAAGCATTTCTTGCTCTGGTTTTTTGGCCATAGTTCACAAGACCTGAGCCTGTGATAAATGTGATTGGATTTACATTGCTGTTGTACAAAGTATCTCTTTGACCTTCATTCAACGCAACTGCCTCAAATTCTTCTTCGTCATTGATGTATCCAACAGCAGTTGCATTATCTATGCCACCTCTTCTGGTGCCTGCTGGTGCAAACCACGGATATGACACGTTGTCACTCTGTGCAATCATTCTTAATATCATGTGACTTGGCGGTACAACAATGTCTCTGCCAAAATTATCACTGGTAAATCCTGAAGGATAAAATACTCCCATGTATTCACTGAATGATGTTAATCCTACATCATTGTCTTGCAATGCTGCATTGACATTTGTGCCCCATTCATTTAAACTGGTTGCATCTGGTGGCAATCTAAATGGTGCATCACCAACCACAAAAGCAGTTAGACCTCTGTCGCTGTTAAGTGTGATCATTTCACCGATCAGTTCAGGATATCCTGGACATGCCATTAAATTGAATATTCTGCTGGAATCATCTCTAATTTGTTGATTACTGTTCACAAGTGCTTGCAGTCTCTGTACCACTACTGCTCTTTGAGCCAGTCTACCAAATGTGCCTGCGCCGTTAGGTTGGTTAGCTGATTCTGTGACCCATCTGTGTGGATAGTAGTCAATCTGTGATTCATCACCAAATCGCACGTTTTCATCGTTGACATCCACATAATTTCTTTCAAATCTCTTCACATTGAAGCCACTTCTGCGTGTGTTGAACAACAGCATGCCTTTAGGATACAATGTAGGATCTGGGGTATCAGTATCTATGAAATTCGATGTTAATAATGTTTCTATGTCACCTGGTTCATCACTGTTTGCACCTGTGGTATTGTATCTTGCATCGGCAAATATGATTCCATCTTCAGTGGTCTGATCTGTTTTATCTATCAATTGGAATTCGGCAGCTACCGCATTCCATCTGTATATCACAGGATAATTGGCTATGTCACTGGTGTCTATCCATATGTCACCTTGTACTAAAGCCGTGGTATCTGATTGTGTTTCTGGTTCTGAAGCTGACACTATGGGTCCTAATGGATCAGTGTTAGGAAATGCGGAAGCATCTCTGTAACCTTTCCAAGTGGTACCATTATGATATAGTATGTCTACTTCATCTGTCACTGGTCGATACCATAGTCTATTATCTGCAGTAAGAGCAGTTGGGGCGTTTGCGCTGGCTTGATATGTTAAAACCTTCCAGAGTGTGCCTCGCATCACTACAGGATTGGTTGATCCATCTGTGGCATCGTCATCATAAAGATTTGTTGTGGTGCCTGGAATAAATCCTGCCAATGTTAAAAGATCATCAGTGTCAGTAAGTTTGATTTCTCCACCTAAATTGTGTGTGATCACTAATCTATTAAGAGCATCTACGCTTGCCACAATATTTGTAAATCCTGCAGCATTTATGGCAGCAGATATTGTGTCTGCATCATCAGCATTGCCAGCTACAGTAACAGATATTGTCACTGCAGGATTTAGTGTTTCACTATTGGCTATGCTTTCTGCTATGGTAAAAGTATATGTGCCAGCTATACACTGAGTGGTGATAATGCTTGATTTAATTATTGTTGCTCCACCTGCATCTTTTCTATTGATTATAAAATCTACTTCATCACTGCCATTGTTTGAATCTACATACAAAGACGCTGCGGCTATGTTCACGCCACCTCCTGCTTTGTCTAGATTATATATGGCTGATTCCCTGCTGTTGTACACAGGTGCACTGATGATTTCAAAAACATTAGTGGTACCATTGAATTTTTTCACTATGAATTTTGCCCCAAGATTTGGAGATGTAATTTTAATCCAAAGGGATCCTGTTGGTCTTGGATTTGAATCTGTATTTTTGTACAATGGAACCTGTGTGTGTTTTTGTATGGACACTGTTGGAATATAATATGTTCCAGCTGTGAATCCTAAACTTGCCAACGGTGTGCCTGCGGAATTAGCTAACACTATGTTGCTGGTGTTAGAAAATATTTTAAGTTTACTTGAAACTACTGCTGCTGTGACTCCTGCTATACCTGCAGCATTTATGGCGGCTGCTATGGCAGAGGCAGTACCTGCACCAGCTGCTATAGGAGTTCCATTAATTGTGAATGTGCCAGTTACGCCAGTGGCGTTTGACACTGTGCCAGTTACAGTAGCGTGACTGGATTTCCAAGCACTGGATCCAACTGCCACCCACGTTCCAAGATAGTTTTTATAGTAAACGTCATTAAAAGTTGTTGTGGCATTGACAACATAATCACCTATTTTTCCAACAGCACCTTTGGGTGCATTGCCTGCTGTTTCACCAACTAAAAATTCTACATCTGTGATCACTGTTGGCACTTTGTTTGTAAATGTTTGTCCACCTGAACTTGTGGCTGGAGAACCATTCCATTCTTGAATTCCGTACAATGTGTTTGTTATGTCAAACCAATAAGTGCCCGCAGCAGGATTTGCTGCTGGAGCATCATCACTGCCTGTGAGTTCTGAAAGATCACAATCTGCTCTCACAACGTATGCGCTATTGCTCACACCAAGGAAAGAATAAGCTGCCTGTAATCCGTATTCGTTAAGTTCTCCACCATGAACTGGATTATTGTTTGCATCTGTTTTGAATATAGGATCTCCAAATGTATCAGCTAGTTCTCTTTGTGAAGTAATTAAAAAAGGTTTGCCTGCATTGGCAGCTATTGTACCTTGTGCTGTAGCTGTGCCTGCTGCGTTTGTTTTATTAGATGCAGAGGTTACAAATATCATAGGCACTGTGCCTGGTGCTGGCGGTGTATAAAAACTTTCGTCTATTACTGTTACTTCTACGCCTGGTGATACTAGTGCTGGCATAATTTTTTCTCCTTTAAGGTGTTTGAATATATTTATTCCAAGATGTAAAAAACACGCCTATATGCAAGTGTTTAAAAAGGGCAAAAAAGGGCAGCTAAATATGATTATGAGACCCTTGTGTAGCAACTGTAAACAGCGTCCAAAGGCTGTTAACTACCACAAAAATGGCAAGGTCTTCTATAGAAAACAGTGTGAGATATGTGTCAAAAATAAAGGTAAAATTTTAGGCTTACCTAGGTGGCAAATAGCAGGTTATGTTAAAAAAACAGAATGTGATAAATGCTCTTATAAAAGTAAACACCCACAACAATTTAATGTTTATCATGTGGATGGAAACCTAAATAACTGCAGATATAATAATCTTAAAACAATCTGTGCAAACTGTCAAAGAGTGCTGCAAATACAAGGTTTCAAATGGACTCAAGGCGATCTTTTACCTGATGTCTAAGTTGTAAAATAGTTTCGTTATTCTCTATCACAGCGTCGAAATCACATTTAGCCCAAGCCCATTCACTGCAATGTATATCAGCTGGAATTATGTCCTTTAATTGATAGTCTAAAAACCACTGTGGAAGATCACCTCTTTTTATCCACCACACTTGACCTCCCACTTCTTTAATCATTTTGGCTTCATTTATAAAACGCACATCTGGTATGACCCAATTCATGTTAGGATTATTAAGCATTTTTTTCTTTGTGAGACTCACCCATATGCCATCAAAAAATCCTTGGCGCATACACTCTGTGCCAAATTTCTGCAGCGCCAGTCTAGGTGTGACTATACTGCCTACTTCATTACTCCAATAGGTATCAGGCAATTCGCGCCAATTTCTACTTTCTAAAGTTTTTCCATCCAGCAATTGTCTGTCCCATTCAAACATCTGCGCCAC